ATGCACAGAGTAAATCAGAGAGAGCGGTTGATCCCGATGAACATATACCGGAAAGAGATTGCAAGGGCGCGTCTGGGGGATAATATTGCGAACCATATGGGATTTATATTTGCCCTTGCACTGTATGACAAATTTGATCTGACATTTAAGCAGATCACGAACTATTACACCAAAACAGTAAACAAGCGCGTTGCATGGCAGGACGATGATAACGAAGATGTTACAAGCGAAAGCATGATGGAGTATTGCCGGAAACGGAAAATTGATGTGATCGGCTGGGTAAAGTCGATACCGATGTCGCAGAAACTGTACATGGCAGATATCCAGAAAGGGCACGCAGTGCTTGGAGCAGACCGCAATATCGAAAGTGCACTGGCATCCACAATGTACCTGACAATTCCTACACTGAAAGAATCATACAGGTTCTCGAATGCCAAGATCGAGGAATTTATGAAGTGGGTTGCCTATTACATTGATTCCTACTGGCGAAAACAGCCGAAGAGCAAGGATCACTATCTGACGGACGAGATCATCCGGAATCAGTTCATTGAGGATGAGCATTGGGACATTGTTACTGGAAAGGCGGTGTAAGCAATGTATACGAACGTAATTAAAAGTCTTTGTTCGCTTCCAGCTACAGACGGAAATTTTACATCAGTGCTGAAAACAGCAACATCGAATCAAATTCGTTTAGCAATCGAGACGATGGAGCACAACGGTGGCAAGAATAAAGGCAGAATTAAAGCCTGTGAAAGAGAACTGGAAAACAGAAGACTTACGAAAAAAGATAAGCATGGAAAGTATGTCTCTAAGGAGCATTTAAGCATTCTTTGTAATACATTTTCATCGGAACATAGGCTTAAAGCCATTCTGAACAAGCTTGGGGAATACGAAGATGCTGAACGGCAGGGGTTGCTTTTACAGTTACCATGCAAGGAAGTTAGGAGTAGAGGTGATGAAGAATGAGCGAAATGAAAGGTTATGCAATGGAAGAAGTTGCAGAGCACAGAAAAGATAAACTTGTAAGCGACTATAATTTTTGCAAGGCAAAATTAGCAGAAATCAGACGTCATGAGCAGGAAATTGAAAGCATAAGAACCGCATATAACAAAATGATAGTCAAGTACAGAATGGAAAGTGTGGATAGAGTGCTTGATTACATAAGGACGGCAAAGATAACAGACGCTAAAGAGTTGGATACGCTGTTGTGCCACTGTCAGAATAAACTCGCAGGCAACATTGACGGAACAGAGTTAAAGCTATCAAGAAGTGGAGATAATGAAGAATGAGTGAAGAATTGAAACCATGCCCGTTCTGCGGGGGTCAAGCAAAAATTAAAGCAGCTACAAAATCTTACGGTTTTACCATTTGGTGCAAATGTGAATGCGGTGCAAGGACAGAGGGATTTTGTCCGGATACAAACAAAGAGGATGACACTATGGAGAATATCGAGGAATGTAAGAAAAGGGCAATTAAAGCATGGAACAGGAGGGCGAACGATGAGTAGATTGATTGAAGCAGGTAAGATTTTGGATAATTTAAGCGGAATGCTTAAAAGTATGGATGATTACGATGCTGTAAAAAAAGTGATTAATGACATGCCGACCGCCTATGATGTAGATAAGGTTGTGGAGCAGTTGGAGGAATTTAGCGAAGAGATGGAGCAGTTTAAGTGCGGCGGAATGTTGTCAGATATGATCGAGGTTGTAAAGGCAGGTGGTGTAGATGTCAATTAAACCGATTTTATTCAATATCGAAATGGTTCGTGCGATTTTGGACGGAAGAAAGAGCTGCACTCGGCGGCTGGTTAAACATGATGTTGAATCAGTTCTAAACAGTCCATATCATAAGGTGCATCCAGAGGTAGAGGATAAACAGATTATAAGCAAACTATGCAATCCGCCATATCACACGGACGATATACTGTACGTGAGAGAAACATGGAGCGAAGCATATGAAGAGGGAACATATATTTACAGGGCTGATGATAAGCTGGCAGACTTGCCAACGTTCAAGGAATCATCAAAACTGATATACCGTCCGTCCATCCGCATGCCGAAAGAAGCCGCGCGTATCTGGCTGAAGGTTACGAATGTGAGAGTGGAGCGGTTACAGCAGATTACGGAAGTCGGCATACGGAAAGAAGGAATTGAGGTAGATCCGAAGGAATGCGTTGGTAAATTTGATTTCATCTCTGAATTGTTTTTCTTATTTCAGAGATTGTGGGATTCTACCATCAAGAAATCAGACCTTGACCGCTACGGTTGGGATGCAAACCCGTGGGTATGGGTGATCGAATTTGAGCGGTGTGAAAAGCCGGAGGGAGTGTGAGGTATGACTGAACTTGAATGGAAAGAAGTCGAACCAGAGCAGGAAGACTGGAAGAAACAAATTGATGTAGTTGCCTATTACGGAGATCTCGTCATAGGAAGCATTGTATATTGTGGTGAAGAAATTGGATGGCAGTCTGTCATTGATGGGCACATGGATTTTTTACAGGCAGAATCTCTGGAAGATGCGAAAGAAGAAATGATTGATGCGTTAGATAATCATTTCACAGACCAAATCAATTATTACAAAGAATTGCAGGAAAGCCTTGACGAATTAAGGGGGAATGAAAATGCCTAAAGCAGTATTGGTAATGGATATGCCGGAACAGGTATGCCAGAAATGTGCATTGTGCTATGAGACAGAGAATGATGACGAATATCTGTGCTGTGCGGTAGGAAAACTTTTACCAGATGGAGAGAAGCCGGAGTGGTGTCCGCTCCGAGAATTGCCGGAGAGGAAAGAAACTCATACGGTGTTAGAGCTACATTCTAACGGTCGATGGACAGAAGGCATGAAGGCTGGCTTTAATGCCTGCTTGGATGAAATTTTAAAAACAGATGGAATGAGAAAGGAGTAATGACAGAAGCCTTGGTAGACCAAGGTTGACCGCCTAAAGGTGAAGAAAGGCGAGAACAAAAGGAATTTAATTAGCGGTGTCGTATGGCACTATTGGGAGCCGTAATTCCTTATCCACGGACACAGAGCAATCTGTTAAGTGGTTGTCATGAAAAGATTAAAAGTATGTTGGGTAAGTGCAGGAATATCAAGCTTTATGGCTGGATATTTAGCAGGGAATGTAGACGAATGGATTTACATTGACATTGCAGACCAACATGAGGACAGTATCAGGTTTATTAAAGATTGCGAGAAAGCAATCGGGAAAGAAATTCAGATACTGAAATCAAGCGAGTATAGATGTGTAGAGGATTGCGTAAGAACATTTGGAGGATTTAGAAATCCGGCAAACGGATTCGCACCTTGCACGAACTGGCTAAAAAAGAGAGTGAGAAAAGAGTGGGAGGAACGACATAAGGATTGTGAATTGACTTACGTCTGGGGATTCGACCTTAAGGAAAAAAACCGGGCAGAGAGGACGATTGAAGCAAATCCGCAAGCCGCACACGAATTTCCACTGATTGACAAAAACCTCTCAAAAGAAGAGGTACATGGATTGTTTGAACGGACTTTTGATTTTGCCCGACCTCGGATGTATGAACTTGGATATCCGAACAACAACTGTATCGGATGCGTCAAAGGCGGTATGGGATATTGGAATAGAATCAGAAAAGATTTCCCGGAAGTATTTGAAAGTCGGGCGAAGTTGGAAAGGTTGGTAGGCTATTCAATCCTTAAGGACGGGAAAGGGAATCCGGTATATTTGGATGAACTTGAACCGGACAGAGGTAACATGAATACAGAGATTTTCCCCGATTGTGGGATTATGTGTTATTTAAGTTTGAAATGAAAGAAGGAGTGAAATATGGTTAGACCAGATGGAACTAAAAGTGCAAAAGTAATCCAGGTAATTGAGACAAAAGCAAAAAGAGGACTTGGAACAGAAAAAGACCCAGTACGTGATGTTGTTCAGTACTGGGATCTTGAAGGAAATTTTCTTGCTGAAATGGATACACAACTTTGTCTTTCTGCGATTGAACACGAGGCAAAGGCGGTAGAAGGATCTATTTTGGCTCCATAGTTGCTGCATCTTCTGTAATCAGAATCATGCTAATGAAGTAAACGGTTGCTTGGATGAATGATTTCATATCACTCACATCTCGGTCTTCTTGCTTCCGGATATAGTGAGCTTCGTCATTGCCTATCCAAGCAGACCGAGTAGCTAATGTTTTTATATTAGGAGAATCAATAAAGTTTTTGATACAAGCTGCAAGTGGCATAGATTTGATTTTTTCTTCGGCATCCGGATTTTCATGTATTGCAAAATCTTTTATTAGGAATTCAAGGGATTTCCTGTAACCAAGACCTGCAATTTCATCAAGACCGGATGCTTCAGCAGCAAGAGCTTGATTATATATTTTGTCAAATAGAGGTGAAAGTTCAATGATATTTTTGTCAAAAACTGTTTTAGCAAATTTTATTGGCTCAACATAACGAAATATAGCTGAGTTATAGATAATAGCATTGTTGTATAAAGATGCATTTGAAATCCAATAGTGAGCAAAAAATGGAGAAACACAGTCTCTACAAAAATAAACAACACTAGCGCATGTAACTGAATCATCTAACTTATAAACACATGCAAAAAGTGGAATAGGAGCAAAAGATTTGTGGCACAAAGGACATTCGGTGATATCTTTATCATCAACTTTGATTGTACAATTTTTTGAATCAATCATATTTTTGGCATCTATAGAACGTAACATAAAAACCCTCCTTTTTGACAATATTTTACAACAGTCATAAGAAAATAACAATAAAAAGAAAGGAGCCGGAACCTATCCGGATAAAAGGCGCGCCAGGTTCCTTTCGGAGAAAATGAAGAATAGTGAATTAAAAGAATATGTAAACAGTTTTCCGGATGATGCACCAGTAAGTATCGTATGTGCAAATCCAAAAAAGAGAAAGGTATACGAGCCAAAAACAGTCATAATAATGACAGATGAAGAATTTACTTATCCGGCATTTGTAATTGAAATTAAAAATGAGAGAAATATGACGGACGAAGAAAGAGCAATGTGCGAAGAATGTGAGCGAGATGCGGATGATCTGGAAGGACAGATGCAGATCGAGGACTTCCTGGAGGTGATGCCATGATTAACGGAGAATTGATAGTAGACAACTTCGCCGGTGGCGGTGGAGCTTCTACCGGGATAGAACTGGCAACCGGATATAGTGTGGATATTGCGATCAACCACGATCCAGAAGCCGTCCGGATGCATAAAGTAAACCACCCGAACACAAAGCACTACTGCGAAAACGTTTGGGCGGTCGACCCGGTAAAAGCCTGCAAGGGACATCCTGTAGCACTTGCATGGTTCTCACCGGACTGCAAGCACTTTTCAAAGGCGAAAGGCGGAAAGCCAAAGGATAAAAACATTCGTGGTCTTGCATGGGTAGCCTGCCGGTGGGCGGGACTGGTGAGACCGAGAGTGATCATGTTGGAAAACGTAGAAGAATTTAAAACATGGGGACCATTAAACAGACGGCATCATCCTATTAAGCATAAACAAGGGAAGACATTTGAGCGGTTTGTGCAGCAACTTCGGGAGCTTGGCTATGAAGTAGAGTTCCGTGAGCTGATTGCTGCGGATTACGGAGCGCCAACCATGCGGAAAAGATTTTTTATGATCGCTAGATGTGATGGCAAACCTATTGTCTGGCCGGAACCAACACACGCCCCTGCGGATAGCGAAGCGGTAAAAGCTGGACTGTTAAAGCCATATGTTGGAGCGTACACACAGATTGATTTCAGCCGGCCATGTCCGAGCATTTTTGACACATCGGAAGAAATAAAAGAAAAGTACGGCATCCGGGCGGTTCGTCCGCTAGCAAAGAAAACAATGGATCGGATTGCAAGGGGATTAAAAAAGTTCGTCCTTGATAATCCAGAACCATTTATAATCCAGTGCAACCACGGCGGTGAGCGCAGACCGAACAACATCCGAGAGCCGATGCCTACAATCACCGGAAAGCATGGTTACGGGATTGTGGAGCCATACATGGTACAGATCGGGCAGACCGGGTTCGCAAAGGATCGGAGTAAGGATGTAAGGGAGCCCCTTACAACGATTGTGAGCAAGAATGAACATTGCCTTATCAGCCCAACTCTGATTCAATATCATTCCGAGACGGCGCAGGGAGAAGTCAGAGGACAGACAATTAAAGATCCGATTATGACCGTGGATGGTTCGAACCGGTACGGATTGGTTACATCGTTTTTAAGTAAATTTTATAAGAGCGGCACCGGGCAGGATATGAGAGAACCATTACATACCATTACTACATCACCGGGGCATTTTGGGGAAGTCAGAGCGTTTTTGATTAAATACTACGGCGATGCCACAGGACAGGATATAGAGCAACCACTTGATACGGTTACGACCAAAGACAGATTCGGACTTGTGACAATCGAGGGTGTGGATTACCAGATCGTAGATATCGGGCTGAGAATGTTAGAACCGAAAGAGTTGTACGGATGCCAGGGATTTCCGGATGATTATATAATCGACCATGATTATACAGGGAAAAAGTATCCGAGAAGCGAACAGGTGCGCAGATGTGGCAATGCGGTGTGTCCGCCAATTCCTGCCGCGCTGGTAAAAGCAAATTTACCAGAGTTGTGCGTAGCAAAGCGCACAGGAAACATGAGGATTGCGCAGGAACAGACCGGACAGCTCCGGTTTGCGTAGGAGATTAAATATGCCGAAACCGTTAAAAGATTATACTGGCCGGTGCGGTTCGTGCAGCCACTTTTCTTTAAAAAATAAGAGCCGGACACTGCAATGCCCGGCTCATGAGTGCTAAGACTCTCAACCTATTGTCATTATAGCACTCATGTACACCATAGTAAAGGCTAGAATTGGAGGGTTATTATGACAAAAGGAGAATTTACAAACAACTTAATATACGACATGGCCGGCTATTTGGATGCAGAAGGGACAGAAAGATTAAAAATGGCCCTTGCGTATCGCATGAAAGGCTTTCATTTGGTGCCGGATGAAACGCTGCCAACCACGGACGTAAGGGATAATGAATGGATTCTCGGCAGATATCACGTTGATCTGATCGCAGTCGGCAGGAAAGAGAAAACGATTGAAATGTACCTGTACACATTAAAGAAATTCTTTAATGAAACCGGACTTCATTATGCCGTTATGACCGGACAGGACGTAATGGATTATATTGCCATAAGGCAGTATCGGGACAAGATCTCGAAGTCATACGCCGGAAATATTCAGAAATGTTTATCCGCATTTGTCAAGTGGGCGTACCGGAAACACCATATCGACAAGGACATATACTGGGATATTGACAAGATCAAAATCCCGCAGAAGCGCAAGAAACGCTTATCTGATTATGAAGTGTCTAAATGCAAGAATGTTTTAAAGACTTTGCGTGAAAAGGCACTTTTGGAATTGATGCTTAGTGCAGGCCCGAGAGTTGGCGAAATCTGCAATCTCAAAATCGAGAATCTGGATTTTGAACGTGGTGAAATTCAGATTTACGGAGAAAAGAACAGTAAATGGCGTACTTGTTTTATGACACCGGATTGCAGGGTTGCTTTAGAGCAGTATGTAAACGGCAGGACAGAAGGATATATATTCCTTAACAGCCGGAATGTGGAAACCGGGAAACCACTGTGTAAGGCAACGATAGAAGAAATCGCGAAAGAGATCGCAAAGCGTGCCGGATGCCGGAACGTGGCTACGGTGCACGTATACCGAAAAACATTTGCAAGCCGGGAGTATCAACGAACGAAAGATATTTTATATGTATCGCACAGACTAGGACACGCAAACACAGCGGTTACGGAGAAATACTACATCTGTGACGATATCTTGGCAGACCGGAAGATGGCGAATGTTGCGTAAAATACAAATGATAGGATAGTATTAGTTTTTAATATACGAAAGAGCCGCCGGAAGCGGAGCGATTTAATTTTAATTTCCGGAGGGTGATCGTGAATGGAGAAAATTTCAGATCGTGAGTTGTTGAATTATGCGTTGGATAATGGTATTATCAACATAGCACTTGTGCAGGAACAAGCGAATATGCAGAAGAGAAAGGAAATTTTAAGTAAACATCCATACAATATATGGCAAGGGAAAGACGGATATTGGAGAACATATATTCCAAAGGAATCCGGAAGAAAACTTATAAAGAAAAAGAATAAAGAAGATCTCGAGACTGTAATTATTGATTATATTGAATCTGATAAAAAAGATACATTTAAGGAAAGGTTCTTTATATGGGTAGAACGTCAAAAAATATGTGGTCGGTCTGATAATACAGTTGCAAAATACGAATCTGATTATAGAAGATTCTTTAAAGGTGATGAAATCGAAGATATGCCATTGCGGCAAATTACGGACGGTAAGATTGCCGAATACATAAATCGTTTGTTAAAACGAAAAGATATTCCATACAGAGCATTTAAGGTGATGATCGGATACCTGAATGCGGTGTTTGAAAAGTCTATAAAGGATAAAGTCGTTGATGATAACCCATGTAAGTATATTGATGTGCCAATATACCGGAAAGGTTGCAAAGAGTCAAAGATCAAAACCGCAGAAGAACGCACATTATCCGTAGAAGAACGGAAGGCTTTATTGCAAAAGTTGTCTGACACTGCAAAAGACTGCAAATCTTACATAGCTTCGTATGCTGTAGAGCTGTCTTTGTTTACCGGTATGAGAGTCGGGGAGCTTGCCGGGTTGATGTGGAAAGATATTGATTTTCAGAATCGAACAATCACTATTCAAAGATCTGAAAAGTA